AATTGCCATTTTTATTTAGTTTTTGATTATTAAACAATTAAATATTACGTTTTTGTAGAACTTTTCAGGTGACTTAAAATACTCATCATCTAGGGTTTCAAACCTAAACTTAGCGGTATAAGTCACACCATCTTCGGTGTAGTCCACCTCGTACAAATCTAAGGCTTCTACTACTGCCTTAGCTTGACTATATGTTGTTAAATAAACGTCTGCGAAACAAGCAATCCGAATCGATACGTCACAAGAGTTTAACGAGCTGCCTTTACTCATAAAGTTGCTTACGTTGGTTATCTCGAACGTGGTCGAAGGATATGTTACACCTTGCGGTATAATCACAGGAAAGACTCTATTACTACCACCATTAGCTGTTGTAAAAGATGATGTAGCGTTGAGTCTTGTTATTATTACTTTTCCTATATCTTGAAACATACGTCTATTTAAATCCTGCTTTTTTAAACATTCTATCTAACATCTTAGATATATCTCTTTCGGCTGTTGCCATAGCATCCGAACCTTTTTGATCCATCACTTCTTTGTAAAAATTAGGTTGATTTTGTATTCTACCTGTTGATTTACCATTTTTGTGAAAACGCTCTTTAGTTCCGTTTACCAACATCGCAGGTAAATTTCTACTTTTTTTACCTTTGACTGAAGTTTGGTTAAGGTGTTTTAACCTTGTTCCAACAAATAAGCCAGGCTTCTTAGACCTTCGAGCTGTAATGATACCAATCGAATCTGCTATAGATTTACCGACTTTTTTACTTTTTGTTGCTGCATCATATCTTTGTCCAGGAACTTTATTTTTAGTCCTGTGCTTATATTTCATTTTAAGAGCATTGACTAATTTTTGAGCCGCAGGTCTTAATGCTTTGTTTATTATAGTGCGAGATTCTTTTTCGTTTTTACCAAGTTTCTTTAAACTTTTTTTAGCTTCTTCTAAGCCTTTAATTTGTATTACTTGGTCTTTAGTAATGCTAGGTTTTTTATTTCCAAATATCCCCATCTATACAGGTGATTCAGTTGGTAAATCCTCGCTTACGAATATCTCTATAAATTCTTTTCTTGGGTCAATTACGTACCCAATAATATCTAAATCGTTGGTTGTTCCTACCTCTCTTAAAACCCAATTAGATTTTATGTTTTTTGTTTCCGAAGAATATCGGATTGTGTACACAAACCTAGAGTAAGATTGTAGCTCATTACCTTGAAATTTCTCCTCGACATCACGAAGAGATTTAACATTTTTATTAGCCCACATAGTATGAACGGTTGCGTAAGTATTAGTCACACCACCAAAAACATCTTGTGAAGCTGAAAGGTCCCTTAACTCTACTCGAATGTTGAAGTCACCTGCTTTTATTTGACTTATAAACGCCATCTAGTGATAACACTTATAAGGTTGTAATAATATTTGAGAAGCCATAGGAAACGCTCGTTTTCTATCTTCTCTGAAGTAATACATATCAGCTACAATTAACTTGATAGCTTGTTTAATCGCTTCAGGTACATCTGCACTATTCGTACCATATCCTGTGTTGAACCAAAAGTAAAACGTATTAGCCGCATTATCCTTTAGCGTAGTGCCTGGAAAGTCCGAGCTAAGGTAAACCAAGGAAGGGTTAGAGAAAGCGTCTATATACGCCTTATCTGAGCTTTGAGCAGCTCCATTCTCATCTACCCAATTAATAGGTTTCTCTACAGGGTCAGCGTTAGTATGTAAAGTGCAATTAGGAAATATTAACGAAGCCTTATTTACTTGCTCGTTAAAGTAAAGTTTGTATTGGTGTGTTATGAAGTGGCGATTACAATAGTTCTCAGCCATATCAGTAGCAGCATCTATATACGCTTCTAACAAATTTTGCTCATCATTTGAGTCAATACGTAGCTGTGATTTAATATCAGTGTAAGACACCACCTTAGTAGTAGGGTCGTTTACTAAAACTAAATCGCCTTGTATGTTTAAATTTGGGTCTAAGTACATAGATTAAAAGTGAAAAAAGGTTAAAAAAGGGAAGCCCCGAAGGACTCCCTTTAATTAAAAACTATTTATTATTAAGCTATTAAAGAAACAGCTTTAACAAATCCTGCTCCATCAGAAACACCCCAGTCCATATATTGGTTAAGTACCAATCTAGTTTGACCGTTTACAGCTACCGAATAAGGATCTACCATAATGTCTAGTCCACCGAACATTCCCATATATAATTTAGAGAAGTCACCGAAGAAGAAGTCACCTGATACACCTGGATCTTTAGTACAACCATTAGTGAAGAAAGTAGGGTAACCATTGATTAAAGAACCTTGCATACCCGCATTTACTGCTGCTACTTGAGCTGATTGCTTAAGTTGAGCCATTAAAGCAGGAGAAGCTACATAAGCTAAGTTTCCTTCAAGACCACCTACTTCAGCTAATTTTGCTTCAGCAGTAACAAAGTCTAACATAATAGAAGCTAAGTTAGAGAAAGCTGACTCAGTAATTTCGCTAGTAGCTAAAGCACCTAAAGAAGCAGGGGCTCCTGTTACACTAGCTGTAGAGAATATAGCTGCATCCATTTTTTGTGCTGTTGCACGACCTAAGTCACGAATGATAGCTTGTTCTGCTGCTGCTCCGTTTTGTAGCAATAATTGCTTAGAGATGTTTACGTAAGAAGCTAAACGAGTTGGAGTCAATTCAACTTTACCAAATTCAGCACCACCATTTGCTGCTAAATCATTCTCACCTTCCCACTCAACAGTAGAAGCTCCTGCTACAGGAATTGTAGTGTTAGCACTTAAACCTGTTAAGATGTTTGCACCTACTTTGTCAAATACAGACGCTTCTCTCATTGCATCAGCAAATCCTAATACATTTGTAGGAGCGATAGCTGAACCGCCTTGAGTTACATCAGCACGAGATTCTAACATAAAAGAAGGAATACCTAAACCGTTGATTGAACGACCTGCTGAACGAGCTTCGTTTACAGCTTCTTCGTGCATTTCACGCTCTACTCCGTCTAATTTTCCGTTAGTGAAGTCATTTACTGCCTTAAAGAAAGAGAAGTTTCTTACTTCTTTTGGCTCATTTGATACTGGAGCTACTACTTTAGAAGCAATCTCAGCGTTTAATTTTTCTTGTCTTTCGATCATTTCGATAGATTTTTTTAGTTCGTCTATTTTAGACATTTTTTCATCGTAAGATACTTGCTCTTCAGTAGTAAAGTTACGAGTTTCGTTTTTGCAAAGGTCAAGCATTTCGTTAGCTTCTGTGATGAAACCTGCTCTTTCTTGCTTTAATTCAACTGAATTTTTCATTTGTTTTAAAGTTTGCTTTTGAGTTTTAACTCATTAGTTAATAAATTAATATTCGAAAGGTCTATAACCTCTTCCTCTTTAACCTCTTCGGTTTCGTTGTTAAACTCTTCCAAAGAACGTAAAGCTACATCAGTATTGGAGTAAGCTCCTACACCAACAATCGAAACATCAAACAACCTTCCGATTTTATTGATATTTCTCTTTGCTACATCACCATCTTTACTCCACTCGTCATCCTCTACCGTAAAGGCAAACGAAGATTCGTAAAGTAAACCTCTACGCATTAGTTCAGCGACATCTCGCCCAACCGATGTGTTAGGTAACGTACCATCGTATCTTAAACCTAAATCATCTACAGACAACTTAAGCGTACCACCGTGATTTCTATCTAAGATAGCGTTCATATCGTGGTTAAATGTTAAAATTACATTGTCATCTAATCGACCATCAAACGCACCTCTTGAGATAACTTCTCTGAAGCCTAAATCTCTGCTTTCGTGTTCAAATAGTGAAGCGTAACCAGTCACTTTGATTTCGTCAGAATCTTCTTCCATACGAACCTCAAGTGCTTGTGAGTACACTCTAACTTCTTTATTATTATTCTTCTTCATCTTCTTTAATATTATTGTTAATACTTTCCCTAGATGTGTCCTCTCCTAGCTTATCTAAAGGCATCATATTCGATTGCATATAGACTTTCTCGCTTTCTCCACCCATCGGGTTCATATCCTCAAACGAACGTACCTCATCAGGCGATAACACACCGATGTTTACTAATGTTCTGTAGTAGTCAGCTCTTGACTTAGAATCACCTCTTAGCAAAGCGTTAAGATTAAACTTAAAGTATTGTGTATTTTGCTTCTTAAACGGAATTAGTTTTGAGTTCAACTCAGTTTCAATTCGTTTAACATAAGGCGTGATAGTGTGAACCACAAAGTCTATTTGCTGTGCTTCTATGTTATTGTAGCTAGCAGCAGATAAATCATTTATAAGGTGGTTCGGTACTCTAAAAATACGAGCGATTTCACTTATAGAGAATTGTCTTGATTCTAAGAATTGTGCTTGGTTGTTCGGTAACATCTTAGGCATAAAGTCCATACCTTCTTCAAGTATAGCTGTCTTACCTGTGTTAGCCGATCCACCGTAGTTGTTAGACCAAGATTCTCTAAGACGTTTAGCTGTTTCGGGCTTGAGAGTCCCAGGGTGTTTAAGAATACCTCCCACAGACGCACCGTTCTTAAAGAATGAACCTGCGTGGTGGTTTAAGGCTAAAGATATTCCTAAAGTATTTGCTTGTGACTC